AGGCACAACCACTGCTGACGAACTGAAGGACGTCTGGCAGTCAGCCGTAAAGGCGCTCAAAGAGGCTGGCGACGTTGCTGGCTATGACGCGGTGAAGGTTGCCGTGACCAAGCAGAAGGCAAAACTGGAGATTCAGCAATGATCGTCGTCAATTGCACGCAGGGTTCAGACATCTGGCTGCAAGAGCGCGCCGGGTGCATCACCGCCAGTATGTTCACCACTGCGCGGTCCAAGGTGAATGGGCTGAATGCCCAGCAGAAAAAGTATGTCGATGCCATGCTCGCCGGCAAGAGCGAGACGAAAGCCATGGAGCTGGCCGGCTACAAGGCAGGCCCAAAGGCCGAAGTCGTGCAGCGCGCGCTTGATGGTGAGTCAGTCGGGGAGCCTTCATCGGCTGCGCTCGACTACGCTTTCCAGTTGGCAGTTGAGCGGATCGGCGGGAAGCCCCTCGATAACGGTTTCGAAACCTGGCAAATGCGCCGCGGGCATGAGCTGGAGCCTGAGGCGCGCATGGAGCACGAGATCCAGACCGGCCTGATCGTTACGCAGGTCGGCCTGATAAAGACCGATGACGGCGCCTTCGGGGCCAGCGCGGACGGGTTTATCGGTGCTGATGGCGGATCTGAATACAAATGCTTCCTTGCCCCTGAAAAGCTTCGCGCCTTTCATATCGACAATGATGCAAGCGGAGTGATCGACCAGGTACAGGGGTGCATGTGGATCGCGGAGCGCAAGTGGTGGCACATCGGGATGTACTGCCCACTGCTGAAGCCGGTCGGTCGCCAGCTCTGGCTGCAAGAGTTCAAGCGCGATGACGACTACATCGAAAAGCTGGAGGAAGACTTGTGGCAATTCAAGCTGCTGGTTGATAAATACGAAACCAAGCTCAGAGCGAAGACGGCATGATCGATAATCAGATCCTAATTAGCACCCACCGGCAGGCACGGCTGGAGGCGGCGCAAGCCGCTTTCTTCCAGTCAGGCGGAAAGGTCGAAGAAGTGGCCGGTTTCGAATTCAAGCCGAAGCCGCCGCGCAAGCATCCCGAGCCAGGCGAGAAAAAGCCCAAGGGTGTTCACCGGCGCGGGGTAAGACTGGAGCGCAGCAAAGAGCGCGCAATCCTTATCGCGGAAATGGCCAAGACCATGACCTGTCGCGAAGTGTCGGCAGCCGTAGGCATGGCGCAAACCACGCTGTGGACCATGGCGCAGCGTGAGGAATTCAAGTTCCTCCCTGACACCATGGGCAAGCCCAATGCGCGATCCGATGACGCCAAGCTGATCGAGCGCATCACCGCCCTGCGCGATGTTGGATTGACGCGCCACCAGGTGGAAAAGCAGATGGGCATCGGCAGCGGGACGTTGCGGAGGATTATCGATGACTACGAAATCGAATTTCCGAAATTCAGGAATCGCACGAAAACCTGATCTGAAAATAAATCCAAAAAGACTCATATTGCCTATATACAGGCCGACATAAATTGCCTAAAGTACCCCCATGCCAGCCACTCAGGCGAGGCGAACAACGGAGTAACACACCATGACTCACACAACTCGTACCGGCCTGATTCGCGAAGTCAAAGAGGAAGGCGGCAAATTCTTCGCGTGGAACGAGTGCCGTAACGAGTGGTATCGGATCGCAAAAACCAAGGTGAACAAATGAAACTAACTTGGGCGGTTGACGGCTTCGGCCGTCGCACCATCTGTCATCAGGACTTGACTGAATTCCCGTGCGGCATAGCGTGCCCAGTGAAGACAGAGGACTTCTGGGAGTTGATGGATATTCTGGAATCACAGATAGGGGTAGCGGGATGAGCAAGCCAAAGATCCATTACGACGACTGGGATGGCGGCACCGAGGCCGATACAGATCCGCCCGACACGCTGATGTGCGGCACAGAATCTGGCGACCCACAGATGTCGCATAGTCGCGAGCAAGTCACCTGCAAACGCTGCCTCAAGATCATCGAAGAATGGAGTAAGCCATGAAACCTGACGCCAGAAAGCACAAACCGGATGCCGCCTACCTGCGCGAACTGGTAAGCAAGTCCGGCGAGACCCAGAACAAGTGCGCCGAGCTTGTCGGCGTTAGCGCCCGCATGATGCGCTACTACCTGAGCACCACCACGGCAACCTTTCGCCCGGCCTCTTACCCGGTCCAGTTCGCGCTTGAGTGCCTGGCTGATCCAAGGAGCTAACCATGGCTATCAAAAGAAAGCCGCACAACTTCAAGGCGCGGATGGAGCGAGCAGCCAGGGCGCTGCTTAAGACCAACTACGCCTGCGTGGCGAACGTCGAGCCGCCCGATCGACAGATCATGCTGCACTGGAAGAACTGCACGCAGATCCGTAGCGAGCCGGTAGCCAATGCGCTCTGTGATATCGCTCACCGCTGGACGATCTACATCAGCGTGTTTTGCGAAACACCGGCCGGCGAGCAGTACAGCAAGTCGATTCAGTTCACCACGGACGGCGTGCATTTGGTCATCAACCTGGCCGAGCACATGGAGCAGTACCACGCCGAACTGTGCGCCAGTGCCAACCGCAACCACGTCATCGGTTCAGGTTGGCTGGCGATCCCTGACGCCATCGACCTAACCGAAGAACAGGCGGCCAAGGTGTTCAAATCCATGGGCGCCTGGACGAACAAGAGAGCAGCATGAAACGCATCAGTNCAGCAGTCCGCACCCGNAAGCGGGCCGAACAATTTCATTTGCCAGCCAGTGGGCTGAAGGAGGCCGTCCATGGCTTTGACCCAGCAGCANCGCGACGAGAAGCGCCGCGAGAAGGCCATCAAGCTTCAGGAAGAGGATCTGCGCCTGAAGGTGCGCCCAGGCACCAAGAAGGCCTTGGCCGACTTGATGGAGTGGGCAGGTATCGAGGAACAGGGCGAGGCTCTGACGCTGATGATTCACCACCTGCACGCGCTTGGATCTGCTAAAGCGAGGCCCTTATTAGAGCCGCCGCACCACAAAATCGAGTTATCAGAATCCGTGGTGCGAAAGCTGGAGATGGCGAGTCGTCGCGAAGCGCTTCGGGTTTGCCACGAAGAATGATGTTTCATAACGGACTATCGGAGGTTTGAAAAATGAGTGAAGTGAAGCGACTTGTAACTCGATACAGCCGTGACTTCGACGGCAACCTATCGGTTGATCCTAATGGATCTTGGGTTCTGGCGGCTGATGCGGCGATGCATGCCAAGAAGCTGACTGACGAACTGGCTGCGCTGCGGGAAGAGCTGGCCAGCGTTCGGCGCGGCAAGGATAATGCCGATCTGGCATTGGCCACGCAGACGAAAAACAAGGATCGGTACAAGCAACGCGCCATAGCCGCCGAGCAGCGGAATGCGGATTTGTGCGGGCTTCTCGTTCGAACTCTGCCAGTCGTGCGCATGGTCGGTCGGCAGGACCACCTATGCGACTACGCAATGGCCGGCAACATTCAGGCAGAGATTGAAACGACCCTGAATCCAAAACCCACCGAATCGGGAGCAGTCGAATGAACATTGATTGTGGTGATTGCCCTAACGTAACTTCGGGCTGCCTTGGCGTATGCATGAAAGCCACCCCTGCCGCCGACCATTGCGAGGAAGCGCTCCATATGGTTGGCCCTGTCGTCCAGCGGCATGATCCAGCCGAGTGGCGTTATCGCTTTACTCATCGCGGCGAGCTTTCAAAGTGGTTCCCGGTTGACAGCTATCTGAAGCTACAGAGCATCGGAAACGATCCAACATACGAGGTGCAGCCGCTCTACACCTCGCAGCCCGCGCCGGTATCGGTGGTGCTGCCATCGTCAGAAGATTCTGAAAAGGCTTTCTGGAATTGCAAACACAACGGATACGAAACCTTTATGTCTGGCTGGAACGCCTGCATCGACAAGGTCAAGGAGCTGAATCAATGAGCAAGCTCTACCGAACCGCCGAGGTGCGCCGGAACAGCTCGCCTACGCCAATCCTTGAGCTGAACCCGACTTGCGAGTATTGCAGCCGGCACAGGTCACACGGCAGTCACGCAGCATGCTCGAAGAAGCGCCAGGCCAAATATCAAGCAGGGAGCCAATCATGATTATTCCAGTTTTCGCAATCACCTACATGGCATGGAACATCTACAAAGGGCCGAAGAAATGAATATTTACCGTCACACCTTCGCGGCCACCTGCCCAAACGATGGCGACATGATCATCTACAGGCTGGAGATTCGCAGCGTCAGCATGATCTGGGTCGAGCACATCAAGTCGGCGACGGCGCTGTTCAAGTCCGGCATCCAAGAACAGATCGCCGATCAGCTACAGGAATCTCTTGGTGGCCACCTGATCCTTATTGGCACACATCAAGGCATCGAAATTGAGTCGATAAGGCTGCCGGAATGATCCATTACCATGGCACGCCAGTCGGCGGCACTCGCCAGGATGGCGCCCGGTTCCTTGCCGGCCGGCATGCCTTGGTGCCGTTCCCTCGACAAGATGATATGGGCATCGTTGCCGATGTCTGCCAGTCGTTTGTCTTCGACAATGGCGCTTACTCAATCTGGCAGAAAGGTGGGAAGCTCGACGTTGGTGGCTATACCCGATGGGTTGAGCAATGGCACCGGCATCCAGGCTTCGACTGGGCGCTGATACCGGACGTGATCGATGGTGATGAGGCGGCGAATGATGAGCTTCTGGAAGGCTGGCCCAAGGAGTTGCGCGGCGTCCCGGTATGGCACCTGCACGAATCACTTGAGCGCCTTCAGAAGCTAGCTGCTGAATGGCCGATGGTCGCCATCGGCAGTTCCGGCCAATGGTCAAGCCCTGGCACCAACCCGTGGTGGAAGCGGATTGGTGCGGCGATGGATGCAATCTGTGACGATCACGGGAGGCCGATGTGCCGACTCCACGGCCTACGAATGCTTGACCCGGCAATCTTTCAGCTGTTGCCGCTTGCCTCAGCCGACTCCACGAACGCGGCGGTGAACGGCGGGAGCATCAGCCGCTTCGGCATGTATGCCCCGCCGACCGCCGGCCAGCGCGCCAACGTAATCGCCGACCGCATCGAGGCGCACAATAGTTCGCCGATCTGGCTGAGAGAGGCACAGACCGAAATGGCTTTGTGATCTTGCTAGATGCCTACAATCCACCACGCAGAGCACACAAAAAAGCCCGCGAAATGCGGGCTCCCTCCAGTCCGTTCCGGCCTAGTTCACAATCCCCTGATACGCCGCTTCGCAGTTCAATCCCCTGATTCGGCTTTCATCAGCAGTTGCCGCCAAATCTCCCGATCTTTCATCAGCGCGCTGGAACAGCTGGGCAAGCACCAGGACGGCGCGGCTTGCTGCTTGGCTTGCTGCGGCAGTGCAGGAATGGCTGCCGGCCTGACTTGCGGCACGACTGGCGACTCTATCGACTTCCCCGCGCAGGCCGTCAGCAGTAGCGCGAGCGCTGGCAGCATCAGCAGTCGCTGAATCAATGGATTTCTGACCATCTTGGATCACCTTGTTGATGGATTGCTGGCGGGCTTGTTCTTTGGTGCGCTCGGCAACTTCGGTGGCGGCCAGAGCTCGGCTGTCTGATGCATCGCGATCGGACCATCGCTTCTGCCACTCGGCATCCATGGTTGTTCGGCCATGGCCGTAGATGGTGAGCAGCACGGCGCCGACGAGGCCGACAACAGCCGCAACCTTAAGCACCTGGCCCCAGATCACGCCAGCACCTTCTTGGCGCGCTCATAGAAGGCCAGCCGCTCGGCCAAGCCGTTGAACCCGCCATTGATGCGCTTGGTGATGCCGCTCATATCGCCGGCATCGGCCAGCGAATTCAGGTTCCGGGAATTCCAGAACCATGCCGCCGACTTCGCGGCCCACTCGGCCAGCTCCAGCGTCTCAGGAGTGCGCAGCAGACGGTCATCTCCAAACAGGGACTTGCTGCACGCCAGGTAGTTGTCACGCCCGGTAATCTGAATCAGGCCGCGTCCGCGGTACTTCTGCCCGTCACCATCGGCCTCTGGCGTATTGCCAAGGCGTTTGGCCAGCGTCCCGGTGTCGTACTTGCTCAGGTACTGGTCGCCGCCTAGCTCCTTCACATAGCGAAACTGGCCGGACTCATGCCCAACCTGGGCAATGAAGGCGGCCATGCGAAGGCGCGTGTTGATCTGGTATTTGTCCATGGCAAGCGTGAGCGCCGAGGCGAACACACCAGCCTGCTTGCCGGAATTAGGGAGGATCTGTAGCAGTTGCTGCACGGTGATTGGCATGAATGCATTCCACAAGACTGCCGGTCGAATGTCCGACCGGCCTTCAGGCTTGATTGGCTAAATGGTTTCGGGAGCAGCAGCCGACACCGTGAGGTCCATGCCTTCGGCTGGCTGTGTAGGCCAAACAACATCAGGCGGCCATCCAACTTGGGTAGTCACCCGACCAAGGTACAAGGCGTAGCGCTTCCACTCAATCAACTGAGCCTGTCGCACTGGAAGCTCAGCAACCTCAGCAGGCGTAGCCTCGCCAAGCTCAATACCGTCATTGATAACGCCGATGCGGTTGGTGAGCGCGGTCTTTTGAGACGCTGCCAGTTGCGTCAGTTGCTGCAACTTCACACTTTGACTTGCAAGGATTTCTTCGGGGGTCGGCGGTGGCGGAACATACTCCGTGAGCAACCACCCATCAGTTGTTTCAGTTGCTGTCCAGCCAACGACACAATCAGGCCATGCTGTAAGGTCAACCCAAATTAAAGTCGGTGCGTATAGGTCTGCAATATCGGCATCAGTTGAAATAATTTCAAATATGCGACCGTCTTGGACTCTACCGTATCTGGTCATGCTTGGTACTCCCAAATAATTACAGTTCCTGCGCGACCGTCGCCGCCACCAATGCCTGCGCTCGAGGCCAGTACTAACCCGCCACTGCCTCCTGCTCCCGGCGAGGTCGCAGCAAGACCAATGCCAGGCGATGACGCGCCGCGAGGCACTGCGCCACCACCATATACAGACCCTCCGCCATAGCCTGAAATGGTATTAGCCACGCTCATGGCTGTTGACGACCCTCCGGAAGAACCTGCTGAGTTTGTGATGGTGCCGAGCGTTCCTTGACCAGATATACCGCCTGCTGTCTGTCCTGGCGGTGCTGTCGCAAACCCGGCGTTACCTCCGCCCCCGCCTGTTGCTGAGAGCAGCGCACCAAACGAACTTGACGTACCTGCTGCACCATTGGCTGCTAATGCACCGCCGCTGCCGCCAGCGCCAACCACAATTGTTACGCCTGCAAAAGCTGAGGTGATTTTGGCTTTTGCGAAACCACCACCGCCACCACCGCCACCTGCAGCGACTTGACCTGCCGTAGTGGCTTGCGCGCCACCGCCACCGCCACCGCCACCGCAAAGCTCAACAATTACATATGATGTACCCGGTGTCGGCGTATACACAGTGCTTCCGGGTGAGTTGCTCAAGCCGAACGTCTGCGTTCCAATCAGGCGGCCTATCGCTTGCCCGTATTGCATCGCGTGCTTGCTTTGTGTCGCCGGAGATACTTGCTCTGCCGCGCCAGTACAGAGCAGTAGGATGTAAGACCCGCCGCCAACCGACGTATTCCACTGCACCCACGCATCACCATTGGCAACCAGCTCACCACCCTGGAGAACTGATTGGGCGCCACCGACAAGCGGCGCTGATCCAAGCCCATCGTTGAAGGTTGAGGCCCCGTTGTTGGCGGTCTTCACCTTGAACTTGAGCACCTGACCTTCAATCCGCGCAGTAATTGCCGGCGTAAAGGCGCAGACGTAATTGTTGGCCGTCCCGGTGTCGATGGCGAAGTCTCCACCTCTTCCCGAAAGTGGAAGCCAGCCAGCCCCGCCCGTGTCTGGGTTGCTAGTGTTGAGATCAACCGTGTTTTGCCAGTAACCATTGTGGTCGCTTCGTGCAACAAGCGCCCCTTTTGGATATCCGACGTTCGCTGCGACGTAGGCAGCAGACCATGTGTATTGGCCGCCCGCGCCAGAATATACCGTGTGTTCGCTGATCGCCTTGAGCACGCCGTTGAAGTCTTGGCCCTTCGGGGGAATTCCGCCCGCTGCCAGAGGCGTCATTGTGACCAGTGGGAAGCCTTTATCCCACGTCGCCTGCTGCGGATCGTCGCCGGGGCCGCTCGTTTGTGGTATCGGGTCGATAGTCCCCGGCGTGGCGTTTTCGCCGAATGGGGTCAGGATCAAATCAGGTTGCATCGTAGAAAACTCCTTGGCCGAATGGCTGAAAACCCGATCCATCAAAACCGAAAATTCCAGCTGGGTCGGCGCTTATGATAATGCTGATATCCACGCCACACGGGCGAGGGAGAATGTCGGTGCTGTAAACCAGGTGACGCTGATATGGCGAAAGATCGAACTCAAACACGTAACGCATCTGCATGTGCCCGGTAATCAGGCAGTAGCATGGCTTATCGAACATGGCTCGCATCAGCGCATTGATGTTCGGCGCAGAGGCGTAGACGATGTTGGCCAGCGCTTTCAGCAGGATCAGCACTCGATAGGCATCATCGGTCAGCTCCCACGTATCGGTGCCGCTTCCAGGAGCACTAAATGGGCGCTCGTTGAACGGATAGAAGCCATCCTCAAAGCCGAAGTATTCGCCGTCCGGGTTCACAAACGTCACCGTCCGGCCTATTCCGACAATCCGGCCCCAGATGTCCAGGCCGTAACTGTTGGCGTTCGGAATGTCCATCACCAGCCGATAAAAGTCATCGGTGAACTTGTCAGGATCAAGAGCCCCCCACAGCGAGGTAATGATGCTCATCAGCCTCGGGCTGTTGGCATACTGGCTCATAATCGTTTTTTCGATCATATGCCCACCAACGTGACGTTGGCGGTTGAGGTTGTCGGGTACTGATCAACACCGAAGCGCATGAACTCATCCCACGCCACGCCGTCCGTGGACAGTTCCAGCTTGACCGGGCGCAGAAGCGCGCTGTCCAGATTCAGCATATAGTTCGCTCCCACAACCAAGCCGCCGATCCTGGCGCGGTATTCGCCGGACTGGAAGTCGGCCACGATCTGCGCCTTGGCTGCTTGTGAGTTGGCGTAGGAGATGACCGATGGATCAACGACGGTCAGGCGCAACGAAACAGTGACGTGAGCGGGGCGCTCAAGCTTGACGATGTATTCAGGAGGCAATGCGCCCCCGCTGGCTTCGTCTTTCCAGAGAATCGACGTGTTGCCCATAAATGAGCAGCCGGTCCCACCTTTAATCAGGATCATTTCGGCCAGCTGTTGGTCATCGCCGCCCACCACCGACACCAGCAGGCTGTTGCGGATCATCGGATAATCCGTCTCGCCTATGACTATCGATGCGTCTGTAGGGTTGTCCGCCACAAACACATCGATGACGCCGGCCAGGTTGCCCACGGCGCCGCGCACCGAGGCGTTCATGTTCTTGCTGTTGGCGGCGACCGACTCGTAACGGCGCGTCTCAAAGTTAGAGCGGGACTCCTGATTAGAACCTGCTGCCGCAGCATCCGGGTTTTCGACGCGGTCCAGGCCGTCGATGGTTTCCTTGAAGGTGGTGATGGTCAGAGGCGCGGCCTGAATAGGGCCTGGAGTGACGCATAGCGCAGCCACCAAGCCAGCGCCCACCACGGATGCGGCGGCAACTTCCCACTCCAAACCGGCCTCATCAATGATAAGGAAACCTTCCGGAATGACCGTTCCGCCAATGCCGATAAAGTCCAGCATGGCAATGGATCGGGTGGCGAGCTTTCGCGTCAGGAAGTAGACGGCGCCCAAAGCCTCCTGAAACTGGCCGATGGCATAGCGTGGGTCGAAGTTGTTGCCCAGCGCGATCATGGCGCTATTCTGGTTGTCGATGGCCGCCGTCAGCGACGTGACCAGCTGACCCTGCGGCGTGCGCGCATCTTCGTTCAGATCCTCGCCGAACGCACCGCGCATGATCTCCCATAGGCCGATCGTGATCGCCTCGCGAGTGGGGGCGACCAGGCCGATGTCGGTGATCTCGATGACTGGAATCATAGTTGTATTTGCCCGGTCTGATTGTCTTCGTTGGTGAACAGGATAGCGCCACTGGCCACGCGCCCGGTCAATTGTAGCTGCGCGCTAGCCGATACCACGCCGGTGACGGACTTGGCCGCTTCTTCCAGGTGCATCTTGTACAGCGACAGCGGGAAGCCGAACTGACCCAGTACGTTTTCGAAGTAGGGGATGCCGGCCGCCTGATCGTAATACAGATCGCGCGAGAAGGTGCGGCAGGCGCTGGCAACATCCTGAGCCTGCTGATAAATCTCGCTGGCCACGGCAATGTTACCAGAAGAGTCCAGCGCCAAATCCCAAGACTCAGGCAAAAGAAATAGAGTTCTCATTCCATTGGCACGCTCGGCGTTGTGCCGCCAGTTGGGGTGTGTCCGATGTGCGCGTTATATTGATCGCGCATGTCCTGCATGCTGCTGGTGTGGTCGGTTATGTCGCCGGTCGAAGTGATCGGACAGTTCACCTGAAGCAGCGTGGCATCGATGGTCACCGCTGCTGTGGATTTGATTTTGATGCCGCTGTCGAGGAACTGAATCCACTGCGACGGCGCGCCATTCAGCAGGCCGCCCAAGTACAGGCCGTCCGACACGTCATGCGTGCGCAGACTGGGCGGCGGACCCTCGGTTTTGTTTTGCTTGGTGACGGTAATGTCGCGGCGGGCAAACGCGGCCAGTCCAATGTCGCCCGGCTTCGGATCCATGATGATCGCGTTAGTTCCACCCTGCAGGCGGAAGTAGGGCAGGTTTTCCATCGGCACGTTGGGAATGCCCTGGTTGTTGCCGTCCATTTGCTGGATCAGGTCAGTCGCCGACAGAAATCCGACCGCCCCAGTCCCGCCTGGCTGCACTTCGTTCACCTTGACCAGCGTGATGGTGTAGGCGCGACCGATCAGGCGCTCAAGGATGAACTCGGTTTCCAGTGGTCCGCCCGATGAATCCTCGGCGCGAAACGGCTTAGCGACTGATTGCGACATTGTTGGGCTCGTTGTGAGTTGCGCGAATGTCCATAAACCAGTTGCCGCCTGGTACTTCGGACTCAAGGTTTAGTGTAACCCCGAACACCCGCCAGTCGCCATTGCATGTGGCCATGATCGAGTCAGCAATACGGATTACTCCGCCGAAACGAATCGCGGGGCTGTACAGGCATCGCACGTCCACGCCCTGCATCGTCGGCGCGGGGTAGCCAATGAGTCCGCTGCCAGGTCGCAGCGTGGCGATGGGGATGTTTCGCGATCCACCCTGAGGCGCAATACTGATTCTCTTCTGCTCGACGTACAGGTCAATCTGGTAGCGCTTGCACAGGGCGCGGATCTTGTTCAGGTTGGTATCCGTCAGGGTCACGTCCTTCATCGTCAGCGAGTCAGGGACAC